GGCGACACCGCGCCCGATTGGTCAGGAGTTCTTCGAATGTGGGGATTAGACCCTGAGCATTTTCAAGTAGTAGAACCAGTTCTTTTTAATGTGTGGGGCGATACTTTAGGAATTCTCAATCGCCAATGGAAAGGCAAAGTAGTTCGAAAAGGCAAACAAGAAGTTGCCGATATTGAAGCCTTAATTGAAGAAATAAAAAAACACAAACCTCGCGAGCGCAAACCAATAACAGGTGGAGCAAGCCTTGTCGTATGTGCCTCGGACTGGCAGACAGGTAAAAGAGATGGCGACGGTCTAAAAGGTTTAGTGGGTCGATGGCTTCAGGCAGTTGATGATGTTGAGTTTAGAATTAAAGAATTAAAAAAGATAGGTCGCCCGATTGATTCAATCACAGTTCTTTGTCTAGGAGATTTAGTAGAAGGATGCGACGGTCACTATGACATTCAAACTTTTACAGTTGAAGTTGATAGAAGAGACCAAGTAAAGATTGCTCGCCGTCTCCTAAGAGATGCTCTTATCCGTTGGTCAAAGGTTGTCCCTAATATCACCGTCATGGCGATTGGCGGAAACCATGGCGAAAATCGCAAAAACGGCAAAGCCTTTACGACTCTTAACGATAATGATGATGTAGCCCTAGTTGAGTCCGTTGCAGAAATCTTCCAAGCCAACCCTGAAGCCTACGGTCATATTCGTTTTGCTATTCCAACAGATGAGTTGAGCCTTACCCTTGAAGTCAATGGAAAGATTATTGGAATTACCCATGGACACCTCGCTCGAAGCGCTGGAAGTCCCGAAGCAAAACTTCGCAGGTGGATTGCTGACCAAACACTCGGGCGCCAAGCAATAGGCGATTGTGACATTTTGGTCTCAGGTCATTATCATTCATTCCGTCTAGCAGATTGGGGAGGAGTCAAATGGCTACAAGCACCAGCCCTCGACGGGGGAAGCGTTTGGTGGAGACAGTCCAAGGGGGAAGTTGCGGCTGTGGGAGTGCTGACATTCCTAGTGACCAGCGAGGGAGTCTCGGACATCCAAGTATTATGAACGACCCAAGAGACATTGCTTTATATGCCGCTGAATTGGTCTCAGGAGAGCGTCAGGACGCCTACGGACATCCACTCGATAACTTTACCCGTGCCTCAAAGATATGGTCTGTAATCCTCGGCTGTGAGGTTTCTGCCGAGCAAGTTGCTCTTTGTATGGTTGGAATGAAGGTAGCCCGTGAGGTCAATCAATCCAAGCCCGATACAGTCGTAGATGGTATCGGCTATTTTCTTACCCTCAACATGATTCAAGAAGAGCGCTTACGCAGAGATGCTTGAGTGCGATTTTTGCGGGGAAGAATACGAGCCTATTTCTACCCGCTGGTTATGCCCTCATTGCCACATGAAATCTAATTGCTGTGAAGGCGCACCCTTAAACACTAACTAAAAGTAAAAAATTCGATACGCTATACTAAACTCAATGTGCGCTTCGTCGCCCGAGTTTTTCGTCTCTTCCGTGTCCGAGTGACCTGACGGTTACTTGGGCTATCCATGTGCCGTATCGGAGGAGATTCTAATGGCTCGTTATAGAGTTTTACAGGGTATCGATTACCCACCCAACAAACGCGCTGAAGTTGGCGATATTGTTGAAGATATTCCAGCCCAATCAGTCAAGTGGCTTTTAGATTCAGGAATTATTGAAGATTCAAATAAGCCTACAAAGAAAACCGAAACGCCTGTTGTAGAAGAAATCCAAGCCGAGCCTGTTGCCAAGGTCGAAGAACCTGCTGTTGAGGATGGTTTTAACCCTGATGCAACTGATGGCGATGGCGATGGCTTCCTGCAAGATGGCACTAAGTTCCAACGCCCAGTCGAGGAGAAATAATGCCTACATTCAGCCACGGTAAAAATGTCAATGTTTTTTTAGATGAATACGACTTTTCAACCTATTTTAATGATGTTAGCGCTTCTACAACTATTGATACCGCTGAGACAAGCGCCTTTGGCACAAGCGCAAAGTCCTATGTAGTTGGGCATCGAGATGGAACAGTCTCTTTATCAGGGATGTTCGAATCAACTGAATCAGTTGGAACCGACCAATACTTTGCAACCGCTCTTGGTTCAACCACAAAAATTAAACTTATTGTTGCTCCTGAAGGTCATTCAAATGGCGCTGGAGCAATCATGCTACAAGCAGACGATACATCTTACGAGGTTTCAAGTGCCATCGCAGATATTGTCCAAGCAAGCGCAGAATTCCAATCAACAGATGCAGTAGAACACGGAAAGATTCTTTCTTCAGGTTCGGTTGTAACTGCGACTGGAAATGGAACAGGTGTAGATAACGGAGCCTCAACCGCTAATGGCGGAGCAGGTTTTCTATCAGTTCCAGTAAATACCCGTAATGGAAACATCACAGTAAAGATTCAACACTCAGCAGATAACTCAACTTTTGCTGACTTGATTACTTTTACCGTGGTAAGTAGCACAACTAAAACCTCACAAAGAGTTGAGGTTGCTAGTGGCACAACAGTAAACAGATACCTGCGTGTGAACTACACAGTTGCAGGTTCAACAGGCTCGGCTACCCCTGTGGTGGCTTTTACTAGGAGGTAAAAAAAATGCCTACATTTCGTCATGGTAAATCCACCGTATTCAAGGTAGACAATGCGGCTGGCTCACTTACCGATATTAGCAATACCCTTACAGATGTTTCATTCCCACAATCAGTAGACACAGCCGAGACCAGCACTTTTGGTTCATCAGCAAAGTCCTATGTAGTTGGGCTATCAGATTCAACACTCAGCGTTTCAGGAAATTTTGATGCAACAGTTGATACTCACTTGGCTGGAGTTCTAGGTCAGTCTGCTTCACTTTCATTCGAATATGGTCCTGAAGGTTCAACAAATGGGTTTGTCAAATACACAGGAGAGGCATACCTAACTTCTTACGAGAAGAGTGGTGCTATCGGAGATGTAGTGACATACTCAGCAGAATTCCAAGTGACAGGCGCTATCACCCGAGGCACCTACTCTTAATAGGAATTGATTCAAAAAAACTAAATAATTTATCGTGACCAACCTAGTGTCCCAAGGAGAAAAGAAATGACAGATTTACGCGGAAAGATATTTTCGGCTGACGATATTACGAGAGAATTACTGGAAGTCCCTGAATGGGGAGTTTCAGTAGAAATTCGTTCTATGACAGCAGGACAAAGAGCAACACTTACTGAGGGAGCAACTTCCGCAGATAAAGTTGATGTTTCTAATATGTATGCAAAAACTGTTATTGCTACTGTGTTTGACCCTGAAACGGGTCTACCAGTCTTTACGGAACAAGACCGCGAAGCAATTCTTTCAAAGAATGGCTCAGTCATTGAGCGTTTGGCAACAAAGGCTCTTGGCAGTTCAGGTCTTGGCGAAAAGGCGGTAGAAGAAGCACAGGCTCGATTTCCTGAAGAATCCTGAAAAACGGTTTCTTTTTGAAATAGCAGAAAAGTTAGGTAGGACGGTGGGAGAACTTCTTTACGGAAGCCAATCCCACCGCCCACTTAGCAGTATGGAATTAACCGAATGGAACGCTTTCTATATTGTAAAAGAAAAAGAACGCGAGAAAGCCGAGAGAAGAGCAAAGGCAAGGAGATAAATGGCTGAGTCACCGACCATGGAAGTCCGCGCTCGCCTCACCGCCGATTCTGCTCAGTTTACAAAAGGTCTAAGCGAAGCAACAAAAAGTGCTGAAACTTTTCAAGGTGCGGCTACAAAACTTAATTCTGCTTTAGTAGGACTCGGCGCGGTTTCGGCTGGCGTAGGCATAAGTTTAATTCTTTTTGCCACAAGGTCATTCAAAGCCGCCGCTGAAGTTCAAGAGTTAGATAATGCTTTACAGGCTATTGGTCAATCTACTCGTTACGGATATACCCAACTTGCTCTTGCAGTTGAAGCAATTCAAGATGTTGGCATTACCGCGGCCGCATCTCAAAGAGCAATTATCAAACTTGCTCAAGCAAATGTTGATTTAGGTCAGGCTACTGAATTAGCCACCGTTGCTCAAAACTTATCTGTTACAGCAAGCGTAAATGCTTCGGACGCTTTGCAAACTCTTATTTTTGCCATTACAACTGGGCAAACAAGAATGTTGCGCCAAATTGGTATTACAACTGGGGCTACCGAGGCTTTTGCTATTTATGGTCGGACAATAGGTAAGAGTGCTAGTGAGTTAAGTATGGCTGAAAGACGCCAAGCGGTATTGAATTTTATCTTAAAAGAAGGCACAAAAGTTACAGGCGCCTATGCCCTAGCAATTCAAAGCCCTTCTAAAGCCCTAAAGGAAATGTCAGACCTTACTAACAATTTACAAGTTGCTGTTGGTAGTAGATTGCTTGATTCTTTCAGTAAATTGATTTTAGCAACTTTTGATTTATACACAAAATTTACAATAGCGGCTGACGGAACTGGCACTTTATCTAAGTTCCTTGATGCCATGGAAAAAGTTTTAACTAAATTAGCAGACCCATTTGCAAAAATAGCAACAAATCTAGGAAATCTTATTGAAAAACTAGATAAGAGCGAATTAAGCGTTAATGGGATTGCTGGCACCATGGAAAAGGTGTTACCAGTCGCGGCCGCATTTGCTACTTTTTTTGGTATTAAAGCAGGTAAGTCTTTAGCCCAAGCGGCGCCTTTCTTCCAAGGGTTTTTTCAAACATTAGCAAAATTTAATATAGTTTTTACAGCCTTTGTTTTAGCCGTAACTTCTCCTCAAATACGAGGAGCAATAGGACAATTAGTTACTGCTTTCAAACCTTTGTTGCCGACACTTGTTAAGTTAGGAGCAATACTTACAGAAGTATCTGCTTTAGCCATTGGTGTCCTTGCTAAGGCTATAAGATTTGTTGCTTCCGTAGTTTCAACAACTATTGCTGTTGTTCAAAAATTTGCTGGAGCGTTTAAGGTTTTAGGAGTTGTAATTGCGGCAGGTGCCTTGGGCTACGGAGCGTATAGAACAGCAATTTTACTTACCACAGCCGCAACAGCAATTTGGGGAACCGTTACAGCAGGAACCACAATAGTAGTAAATGCTCTAAGAAGTGCAGTCGCTATATTAAATGCAACCATAGCCTTGAACCCTATTCCACTCTTTATTGGAGTGATTGTTGCTTTATTAGTTGCTCTTGGTTATTTAATTAAAACAAATAAATCAGTAGCGGATGCGTTCAAAACAGTCTTTAACTTTATTGTGCAATTAGTAATTACCGTATTTGCAATTATAGTTAAGGCTATTGGCTATGTAATTAAAGCCTTCAGCGGAATTATTAAAGTATTAGGTTTCTTTGCAGAAGTAGTTGCTAAGGTGTTTGAATTTGTTATAGACATAATTCTTACTTGGTATCAATTTATACTCAAAGCAATTAAATTTGTTGTCGATGCTTTTATTACATTTATGGAAGCCCAAGGAACTTTATACAATGTAGTTAAAACCATATTTAATGGAATCATAAAGGTCATTTCTTTTGCTGTCGAAGGTGTCGTTAGAGTGTTAGCGTTTATTATTGGCGCTATTGCTGATTTAGTTGGAGCAATGAATGATTTATACAGCGGAACTCAAAAAGTATTTTTAGCAATCTTAAATATAATTGGCAAAGTTGGCGGTGGCATATTTAGTATTTTGGATAAAATTGCTGAAGGAATAGGCAAGTTCCTTGGTTTATCTTTTGATGCTTTAACTGGATGGGTTCGTGGACTTGCTAACTTATTAGGTTTTATTCCTGGAGTTGCAGAAAAAGTAAACGGCGCTCTTGATAAAGTAAAGGCTGGAATAGTAGCCTTGCCAAGCACAATAACTAATTTTGGCGGAAATGTTTTTGATGGGATTATTAAAGGTGCAGAAAACACAATAAAAGGCATTGGCGGAATTGGTCTTGCAGTTGAAAAGGGATTAAGAACAACAGAAAAAACTTTGACTAAATTTGCAGTTCAAGTTGAAGAGTTTGGAAACAAAGACAACGGCGCTAAACTTATTGAAGGTTTAGTTGGAGGAGCAAAAAAAGCATCAAGCGCTTTAGAAACAGTTATCAACGCACTTGGAAAAGCGATAAAGTTTGATTTTGCTGGAACAGTAGGAAATTTTATTGATAGCGTGGCTAATAAGGCTAATGCGGCTGGCGATTACTTACTTACCCTTTCAACTCAGATGTTGGCGTTTGCAGAAACAACAGACTTTGCCGATAAAGCAGGTGAAGGAATTAGTAATTTTATAGAAAAAATCAAAGATAGCCTAAAAGAAGGTCTTGGTTTTGGAGATGTTCTTAAAAAAGAAAGAGAAAAAGCAGAAGAGGCTGGAAGAGGCGGGGTAGATGAAGGCGCTCTTGCGGATTTACAAGGCAACGCCGATTTAATGGCAAAGATTCGTGACGCAATGAAGGCTGGCATTGAGTCGATGCGCGATGTTTTACAAGACCTACAACAAGCGGCAAAAGATTTTGCAGATTCCCTCAAAGACACAATCATGGGTTTTGCGGGACTCAAGAGTATAGAACTTCCCGATGGGTTTATTCCAAAGGCTAAGTCCCTTATTGAGAATATGCAGACTCGCTTAAACAAGAGCCAACAGTTTGCTAATCAAATTACTCAATTGCAAGCCCTAGGTTTAGATGCAACCGCAATAAAAGATTTAGTTGAATCAGGACCAATCAAGGGCGCTCAAATTGCGGCGTCGATTCTTGGTGGCGGTGCTGAAGCAATTGCTCAGATTAACGAAATTCAAAAGTCCATTGCATTTACAGGTGCGGCTATCGGTAAGTTCGGTTCAGAAGCGGCGTTTGGTCAAAAGATTGCAAGCGCTCAGGCTGGCATTGCTCAAATTACGGATGCAGAAGCAAGCATCAGAGGCGTAAAAGGAAACAACATAGTTATTGAGCAGGGTGCATTTGTTGTGAATGTTGATACAACAGGGGCAACAGACCAAAACGAAAAGGCTGACATAATTACACAAAGAATTCAAGAAACATTTGCTATCTTGGCAAAAGAGTTGGCTAACAGATAATGGCAACTTATATTCTTCGCCCTAATGCAAACTGGAATAACGCCTCGGCTTTTACTATTTCAGGTGGCTCTGCTTCGGTTCATGCGGCGCTCGCTGATTCAAGCGATAGCACATTCATTACTCGAACAAGCACAACAGTTCCAGCATCCTATGAAGCCGAGTTTGGCACACAGACTCTTGCATCTACTGAAAAAGTTGCTTTTGTAAATCTTCGAGCAAGAGCAACCGTTGGAACAACAGGCTCTATTGAGTTAAGCCTTGGTGTTATTACAGACCGTAATGGTCGAACCGTGAGTTATTCAGTTCCGTTTACAAAGGCAAACACTCTTGCCTTAACTACTCTTGATACCGCTTTCAAATTAACAACAGCCCCAAATGGTGAGGCTTGGACTCAAACTCTTATAGACAATTTAGTTGTTAAGTTTACAGATAACGCAATCACAAGCGGTGACCGCGCTGGTCTTTATGAGTTATTTGTAGATGTGGTCACAACTACTCAGCCAACAGTTTCCGTAACCGCGCCTACTGGCACAATTACAGATACAACATTCCCATCAGTTGTTTGGACTTATGCGGACGCAGATGGTGACCCACAAAATGCTTATGAGATTAAGGTTTTTGACTCAGCAACTTATAGCGCAGGGGGTTTTAGCCCTGACACATCAACGCCGACTGTCGAAACAGGTATTGTCACATCAAGCAATAATGGACAAACCCTTGAGGCAGACTTAGCAGACGCAACAACTTACCGCGCTTATGTCCGTGTGGCTCAATTACTTAACGGTTCAAATTATTTTAGTGATTATGCCTTTACTCAATTTACTATTGATGTTGATGCTCCAGCCACTCCCTTAATTTCTGCATTTTTTGATGCAGATATAGGGGCGGTAACGCTGACTGTTTTTGGAAGAACTAATTCTCTTTCGCCAAATCAATCCTCTTTAGAAACAAATACTGATGGTTGGGTGGCTGACTCTAATTGTGTGATTGCTCGCTCCGCGACTCAGGCTTCAGTAGGAACTGCTTCTTTACAAATTACTGCTAGTGCGAGTGGGGATGCAGTCGCTTCTACAACTACTGCTACGAAATTTGCTGTTACTGCAAACCAAGAATTTTCAGCAATTGCTGACTTCAAATCAGCAAGCGCAACGCGCTCGGTAGCAATCGGAATTAGATATTTAACCTCCGCGGGTTCAACAATTAGCACTACTTATGGAACAGCGGTAAGTGCCACAAGTTCTTCTTTTACAACCGCAAGCGCAATTATTGTCTCTCCTCCAACAGCAACACACGCACAGGTGTTTGCAAAAATCACAAGTGCTGGCTCGGGAGAAATTTTCTATGTAGATAAAATTGCTTTTCACGCTGGGGATATGCCCGTGTTTACCCGAGGGGGATTTAGCAATTTCATTTTTGATGTCGAACGCTCAGATGATAGCGGAGTAAGTTACTCGACAATTCGAAACAGTCCAGTAATTGCAACTTCTACACAAATTGCTGAAATAAATGATTATGAAGTTCCTCTTGATACAACTGTTACATATCGTGCAAAAGCGAGGGCTGACATCTAATGGCAACTATTTCATCGGGATATACCACCACGGTTCCAATTCAAATTGTCAATCCTGCAAAATGGTCTTTTACTGCGCCTCAAAGTCCAACAATTAGGATAACTGGAATTGATGTGCTTCAACCATTGAACTCAACGATTGTAGAATCCTACGGAGTATTCAAGCCTCTCGGTGCATCTAAAACGGTTATAGTCTCTCAGTCCATTTATGGAGTTGATGGTAATTATGAGTTCGTAACTACTGGAGAAACTGAGTGGGATGAGTTGTATCCAGTTCTTACTTACCAAGGAACTCTTCATGTCCATGACCCACTAGGTCGTCAAAAGTATGTTCGCTTTGTAGAACGAAACTGGACAGAATCAGGAAACATTAACTCTTTGGTTCGCCGAGTTAAGGTTACTTACTTTGAGGTCGGGGCGCCGTAATGTATTCAGTCTCGGCTGACTTCAAAGAGGCAGTTCGGAAATCTCATTCCGTAGTAACAAAAATTGAGATTTATGATATGGCTAATGGAACCATCCTAAGCACAGCCTCCCCAATAAGCGGAGAAGTCACTATTGATAATCGTCGCTCAATTCGCCGTGAATGTTCTTTAGAGTTTGTAGATACAGATGGAACTCTTGTTCCAACTAACAACATATCCTCAGTTCTACTTCCATACAACCGCGAAGTAAAAATTTACAGGGGTATCGTTTTTCCTGACGGCACAGAAGAATTAGTTCCCCTTGGCGTCTTTATTATTACGAGTGTTGATATAACCGAAACGGCTCAAGGCATCAAAGTTGCAATCAAAGGCTCAGACCGAAGCCTGATATTGGCTCGGGCTAAATTTACCAACCATGAGTTTTATATTGCAGATGGCACAGCGAAAGAGACAGCCATTGAAAACATTCTTAAATATCGCTATCCGCAAGTAAAAACTATTTTCCCCGCAACTAATCAAGTGACTACTTTGCTGTATCCAACTCTTGACCAGTCAAGTGACCCTTGGCGCGAGGCTCTTAAAATCGCTGAGTCTGCATCCATGGATTTGTATTTTGATGAAAATGGTATTGCTCGCATGAGACCAATCCCTGACCCTGACAAGGGAACCGCAGTTGCCACATACGAAGATGGAAGCGATTCAGTTCTAATTCAGATTGCTCGCTCACTTTCAATCGATGATTCTTACAATGGGGTTATCTATACAGGTGAGGGAACAAATCTAAGTATTGGAGTTATTGGCGAGGCTTGGGATGACAACCCGAGTTCACCAACTTATCGCAAAACTTACGGCGAAGTTCCTCTCTTCAAGTCATCCCCAACAATCCTTACAGTTGGCGAGGCTCAAGAAGCGGCGGCGGCTGAGTTGAAAAAAGTTATCGGAGCATCAGAAAAAATTACATGGGACCAGTTAGTAAACCCCGCCCACGATGTCTATGATTTAGTTCAGGTTACTCGCTCGCCACTTGGAGTAGATAAAATCCTAATGTTAGATGCCGTGTCTATTCCTTTAGCGGCAACTGGCACAATGAACGCAATCGGACGAAGCAGGAGATTCTGATGGACTTGAATTATTTAGTCAGTCAAATTAAAGGAGACATTATTGCCCCAACTTTACGAGTTCGTCAGGGTAAAGTAATTACAGTAAACGCCAATAGAACAATAGATGTTCAAATTGCGGGTGATACAAACACATTGCCTTCAGTTCGATACCTAAGCAATTACGCCCCAAAACCTGACGACCAAACATGGTTGATAAATTCAGGTGCAGACTTGCTTGCTATTGGGATGGTTGCGAGTGCAACTAGAACTCTTGCTTGCACAGCATATAGAACATCAACCTTGGACATTGTGAAAGATACGCTGACCTCTATCCCTTTTCAAGAGGCTCGTAGAAATGATTGGAATTGCTGGACTGTTGCAGACGCAACAAAATTGACGGCTCCAATTACAGGGGTCTACCAAGCAACTGCGGCAATTTTAATAGAATCTGAAAACGCCCGAGTTGAAGTTTCAATTTACAAAGGAACCCAAGAAATTGCTCGACAAGATGTTGATTTGACCAAAACAGATGTCGGTGGTTTTCACGGCATGGTTACCTCAGTTCCTTTTGAAATGACCAAAGGCGACTTTATTACTATGAGAATTCAACACGATTACAACCCTGACCTTACTCTTTTGCTTTCTGTTGGAGGCAAAGACCACACAGGGTATTTCAATGCACTATCTTTAACCTACCTCGGTTCATAAAACCATAGGTTATTATTTACCTACATACATTTAGGAGAAACAATGGACAGCAAAACTCAAGCAATACTCGCTTCGTATGGACGGTCATTCTTAGCGGCAGTAACAACAGCCTTCATGATTACAGGTGGGGACATCCTTGCTCTTGATGGCGATGCACTTAAAGCAATTTTAGCGGCTGGCGTTTCAGCCGTTCTCCCAGTCGCAATCAGAGCGGCTAACCCTAAAGACCCTGCTTTTGGCAAGATTGCTGATGGAGTTACCGAGGCAGTTGTGAAGAAAATTACAGCCAAAAAGTCTGTGAAGAAAAAGTAATGTCAGTCGAAAAAGTTCTTGCGGCGGCAAAAGCCGAAGTCGATGCCAAATACCGTGAAGGCGCTAACAACGATACAAAATTCGGCAAGTGGTATGGAATGAACAACCAACCTTGGTGCGCTATGTATGTTTCATGGTGTTTTAAGGAAGCGGGAATTTTATACCTCATCGCGGCTTCATCAAAAAAAGGTTTTGCCTCATGCGATGCTGGTTTGAAATGGTTCGCTAAAAAAGGTCAGGTTGTTCCTGTGGGACAAGCAAAGCCTGGGGACATTGCTTTCTTTCAATTTGATGATGATGCTCAAGCAGACCATGTAGGCATTGTTCAGAAGAACGATGGCAAAGGAAATCTTTGGGTTTATGAAGGAAATACAAGCGGTGATACAAAAGGAAGTCAGTCCAACGGTGACGGCGCTTTCCTCAAGAAGAGACCCTACAAACTCATCATGGGTGTTGCTCGCCCCGCTTACAAGGACTAATCATGGCAGAAGAGATTCAACCAACCCTAGGAGAAGTTATGCGTCGGCTTGATGACCTAACCATGGAAGTCAAGCAGATGAACCTAAATGTTGGTCAAACTTATCTGCGTAAAGATGTTTACGATTCAGATACAGAAAGAATCTCTCAAGCAATGGACCACATCACAGACCGTCTTGAAAAGATGGAGAGTCGCTCCGAATGGGTTATTCGAACCGTCGGGGCGCTCTTCATTGCCACAGTTGTCGGTGCCTCAATGTATGTTGGACAAATCATCGGGATATAGGGCTTGACAATCTAACCCCAGTTAGATACCCTCTCCCTTAACGAGAGGAGTCCACATGGACAACGCATTATCAGTAACGCCAGTTGATGATTTTGAAATCATTGAAGAACCAGCCCGTGAGCCATTCGTCGTCAATGACGATTCAAAAGCAGATTGGGCAATGAGAAAACTTGCATCGATTCGACGCAAGCAATTAGAGAACAAAGCCATCTATGACCGAGAATTACTGAGGGTCTCAGAATGGCTAGAGAAGGTCAATACAGACCTCGAGAAAGATGCTGAATGGTTCGAGTTGAACCT